TGGCACCGAACCACTTTATGAATCAAAAAATCCTTAATAAATAAGATAGAATCGTATTAAAAAATGCCTTTAGAGAGGGTAAGTCAAGGATTTAAAGACATAAGTATGTCATTTCAGGTTAATCCCCTGAATAATGACTTGATTGCCCTCAAAAATGAGAATGCAATTGCTCGTTCTGTGAGAAATATTGTTTTTACTACACCTGGTGAAAAGTTCTTTGATGAAAATTTTGGTTCTAGAGTTAGTCAATTGTTATTTGAAAACTTAGATGATACAACAGCACTTGCAATTAAAGACGAAATACAATACTCAATACGTAATTATGAACCAAGAGTGAATTTGACCAGTGTTGACGTATATCCAGATTATGATAATAATTCTTTTGACGTATTAATACGATATATCATTATTGGTGCAGATGTTCCAGCACAACAGTTACAATTCGTTCTGCAACCTACTAGGTAAATGCCATTAGTTAATTTTACAAATCTGGATTTTGCCCAGATTAAAGCAACACTTAGAGATTATTTAAAGTCTAATTCCAATTTTACGGATTATGACTTTGAGGGATCCAATCTCTCAACTATTCTTGATGTATTGGCATATAATACGTATATCACTTCATACAATGCAAACATGGTTGCAAATGAAGTGTTTATTGATAGTGCCACTTTAAGAGAAAACGTTGTTTCTCTAGCACGTAATATTGGTTATGTACCTAGATCTAGAAAGGCTTCTAGAGCAACTATAAGCTTCTTTGTGGACACGAGTAGTATTATACCTACACCAGTTTCAATAACTCTCAAGAAAGGTCCAGTAGCAGCTACAGCAGGATCTTTTGGGAATCAATCATTTATATTTTCTATTTTAGAAGATATTACTGTACCAGTATTTGATAATATAGCGTCTTTTAATGACATTGAAATTTATGAAGGAGTAGTATTGACAACTCCTTTCACATTTAGTTCAAGAAATCCTAATCAAAAGTTTATACTTCCTAATTCAGGTATTGATACTGATTTAATTAGAGTATCAGTTAGACCAGCGGAGCAATCTACAATATCGGTAAAATATAACAAGCAAGACAGTTTGTTTGATATTGATAGTGAATCTGAGATATATTTTATCCAAGAAATAGAAGACGAGAGATATGAATTGATATTTGGAGATGGTATTTTTGGTAAAAAAATAGAAGAAGGAAACTATATTGAAGTTTCTTATTTGACAACTAATGGTAGTAGTGGAAATGGAATAAATCAATTTTCATATGCAGGAAGAATAACTTATACTAGAAACTCCATTGAGTATACGGTAACTTCTGGAATTTCTCTTTTAACAACTGGATTGATATCTTCAGGTGGAGAAAATATTGAGAGTGTGGATTCTATTAAAAAATATGCTCCTCAAATATATTCTTCACAAAATAGAGCAGTTACTGCAAATGACTATGAAACATTGATACCTTCAAGAATTTATCCAGAAACAGAATCAATATCAGTGTTTGGTGGTGAAGAATTAATACCTCCACAATATGGAAAGGTTTTTATTTCAATAAAACCAAGAAGTGGAGATTTTCTTCCAAATCTAGTAAAACAGAATATAAGATCAAAACTCAAAAAGTATTCTGTGGCAGGTATAGTTCCAGAGATTTTAGATTTAAAATATCTGTATATTGAGATTGATTCTAAAGTATACTACAATACAAATCTTGCACCAAGTTCTTCTTTTGTGTCAAGTATTGTGCAGAGAAATGTAAATTCTTATGCAGAATCTACTGAATTAAATAGATATGGAGCAAGATTTAAATACAGTAAATTTTTGAAAATAATTGATGATAGTCACGAATCAGTCACTTCTAATATAACAAAAGTTCAAATGAGAAGAGACTTAAGAGTTTCTTTGAATAGTACCGCAGAATATTCAATCGGATTTGGTAATGAGTTTCATGTTTATAATATTGATGGATATAACATTAAATCGACTTCTTTCAGAATCGATGGAATTCAACAAGATGTTTATCTTGGCGACATACCTGATTCCAATGAACTGACTGGATCTTTGTTCTTATTTACAGTTTCTTCCCCTTCTTCCACTTCAGGAACTATCGTTAGAAGAAACGTTGGTAGAATAGATTATAAAAATGGAGTAATAACTTTAAATCCAGTTAATATAACAAGAGCGAAAAATATTAACGGTCAAGAAATGATAGAAATTTCTGCCGTTCCAAAATCAAATGACGTTGTTGGATTACAGGATTTGTATTTGCAACTAGATATTAGTAAGAGTAATTTTGATATGATAATCGATGAAATCTCTTCTGGTTTAGATCCTTCCGCATCTAACTATATTGTAACTTCAAGCTACTCAAACGGGAATTTAGTAAGATTGTAATAAAATGACAGAAAACAGAGTAAGTTTTAAAAACATTGTAGTCAACCAGCTTCCAGACTACGTAAAACAAGAGTTTCCACTAATTTCTGAGTTTTTATCTCAGTATTACGTTTCCCAAGAATTTAAGAGTGCTCCAGCAGATCTTATACAAAACATAGATTTATATGTAAAGATTGATAGTATCACAAATAGATATGAAGAGTTAACTCTTATAGGTGACATTGACGATATTGATGAGGTTATTAATATAGACCTTGCTGCAAATCCAGAGGGTACAGAAGGTTTTCCAGATTCTTATGGGTTGATTCAGATAGAAAATGAAGTAATTACATATACAGGTAAAACTAGAAATTCTTTTATAGGTTGTAAGAGAGGTTTTTCTGGTATAACCTCATATACTAATGATAATACTCCAGACCAATTAGTTTTTTCTCAGACTAATTCACAAAGTCATAAATCTGGATCTAAGATTTTAAATTTAACTACATTATTTTTAAAAGAATTCTTAAAAAAAATTAAGTATCAGTTAACTCCAGGATTTGAGGATAGAGAATTCTTTAGTGGTTTAAACCAGAGAGTATTTTTAAAGCAATCAAAAGATTTTTATCGTTCAAAGGGAACTGAACAATCATTCATTATTCTTTTTAGATCTTTATATGGAAAAGAAGTTAAAATAATCAAACCAAAAGACTATCTCTTTAGACCTTCGGATGCAAATTACATTTCTGAAAATGTAATGGTAGTTGAAAGTATCGAAGGTGATCCATTTACTATAGAAAATAGTACTTTATATCAAGACAGATACGGAGATATTCCCGAAGCAAATGGTCCTATCACAAGGATAGAAAAAATTTATAATAAGGATAGAGTTGGTGTAGGAAATAGTTACTATAGATTATCTTTGGATTCTGGATATGATAGGGATATTGGTGTAAAAGGTTCTATATTTGGAACTTTTACTGCACACCCGCAAACAAAGTCTATAGAAGACTTGGAAGAAGGATCAACTACAATAAATGTAGACTCTACAATTGGATTCCCTAATATTGGAGAGTTGTATGTATCTTATTTTGACAACACTGTAGGTATAGTTTCTTACACTTCAAAATCTTTAAACCAATTTTTTGGGTGTACCAACATATCTAAGAGAATAGATGATAATTCTTTTGTTGGACTGAATACATATGCTTTTGCATATAATTCTAATGGAGAAGTAGTAAAATTAAGAATAAATTCTATACTCAAAGACATTAAAATTTTTGGAGAAACAAAATATCAGTTTAAAGATGACAAAATTAAAATAAAAAATCTAGGTACTGGATATAAAAACCAAAGAACTAATAATTGGATATTAAATTTACCTATAAAATATGATATAGACTCATTGAGTTTAATTGATAGTTCGGATAATAGTTACTCAATAATAACTACACAAGATCACGTTTTTTATTCAGGAGACTCTGCTATTATCACTGATAATACTGGAAAAGAAACTCGCTGTACAATAACAGACATTTTATCTAGCAATTCAATTTCAATAAAGGGTCAAGGTGAATTAAATAATTTAAACAAATATACTATAAAGAGAATTTTATCCAAAACAAGAACTTCATTTTTTCCCGACTTATTAGAAGTTAATTCGAACGTTCAAAATTTATATAATGATTTCAA